AACAATTAAAGAACTTGCTAAGTTAGTTGCAGAAGCCACAGGTTTTCAAGGTGAAGCAATTCATATGCCAGACAGGCCACGAGAAGTGAAACACGCAGACTGTTCTGCTGATAAAGCTCGTTGGTTGTTGAACTATGAAACCAAAACAACACTACAACAATCAATACAAGAAACAGTAGAGTATATTAAAGAAAAAGGACCTAAAGATTTTGATTATGCTTATCCTTTAGAAATCGTTACCGAAAAAACTCCTAAGACTTGGTCAGAAAGATTAATGTAATGGCAACAATATCGTTTCTACATTTGGCTTCGGCTGGTAAACAAATATCTACCGAAAAAGTAGTAAGTAATATAAGACAATATCATCCTAATGCCTACTATTTTCTAGGTTCAGATGCGGCAGATGATTTATCAGATATTGCCAAACGATATAAATTAGATTATCATTATTTTAATGACAAACTAGGATATCCAACACAGCCATTTGGATATCGTAAAGAAAAGGTATTGATGTGGCTGGAAAGATTCCATTATGCCTGTGAAAACTGCAATACATCACATATTATGATGGTAGAAGATGATGTTTGGATTAAGAAACCCATTACAGTAAAAGACGAATGGGAAATGGCTTGTCATAAGATTAGTCATGGTAATCGTTTTCCACCAGAAGTATTAAAGATGATGGAAGAATTCTCTGGTGTAAAACCAAAGACTGATTTTTATGGTGGTGGCGGCGGTTCAATTTATAATGTCAAAACATTTTTGAGAAACTATACAAGAATGACGGCATTGGTCAATGACAAGTGGGATTATATACAAGATAATTTTTATCCCACGATTGGTTGGATGGATTGTTTCATGGTTGCATATTATTTCTTTTGTGGTAAAGACTACACAGAGAACCCATATATGACTGATACACACCATCACCAAAAAGGTTTTGATTTTGATAAATTTGTAGACGAACAACCAGAACACATTGAGATTATCAATAACTATAAAAAATATTATTGGCCAGAAAGTCAAGATGTCCTTACTTTTAGCACAGTATGAACAAAATCGCCATAGGTATTTGGATACAGATAAAGAATATCCTGCACATGGTTATATAAGTAGATTCTACACTTTTGAATTTGAAAAATATAAAAACAGACAAATTAATTTATTAGAAATAGGTTGTGCATCTGGTGGAAGTCTTTTGTTGTGGTCAGATTATTTTAATAATGCAATAATATATGGTGTAGATACTGGCCAAGATGGCCGATTCAAAAAATGTCTAAGTTCTACAGCAGGTAATAATAGAATAAGGTTATATCAGGCTAGTGGTTATAATCCTGATTTAGTAAATGCTTTACCCAATTTTGATATTATAATTGATGATGGACCACACACAAAAGAAAGTCATCTACAATTTTTAGATTTATATGTACCAAAATTAAATAGAGGTGGTGTTTTGATTATAGAAGATGTGGAAGATATCAACTACGGCAAAGAATATTGCCAAAAATTAACACCAGATTTTCAATATGCAACGCTTGACATTAACACCAAAAAAGAATATAATAGTATATTATTTGTGGCAAGAAAACTATGAATGACATTACAATCGTAACCGCTTTCTTTGATATTGGTCGTGGTGATTGGACACCAGATAAAGGTTTACCACACTATCTACACAGAACCAATAAAACTTATTTTGACAGGTTTGGTCACATGGCTAAACTTGATAATCCAATGGTCGTCTATACATCAAAAGAATTTATAAATGACATAAAGTTTATAAGACAAGATAGACCAACCGAAATTCTAGCGCTTGATTTCCCTAACAGTTTTGAAAAACTTAGAGAAGAAATTATTGGGGTTCAAAAAGACCCACAGTATCAAGCCAAAATAAATCCCATGCAAGTAAAAAATCCAGAATACTGGAATGCTGACTACGTTCTCGTCAATTTATTAAAATCTTCTTTCGTCACGAAAGCCATGCAAACAAACTTAATACAAACAGATTTGGTTGCTTGGTTGGATTTTGGTTATTGCCGTGAAGAATCTACTCTTAACAATGTGAAGAAGTGGCAATATCCTTTTGCCAAAGACAAGATTCATTTCTTTACTCTAAAAGATTGGAAAGAAGGTACCTACATTGAAGATGTGATTTTCAATAATGATGTTCATGTTACTGGACCATGTATTGTTGCAGGTAAAGATGTTTGGCCTATATTAGAACAGTTAGTTCACCATAATGTTGGTGAATTAATTAAAAATAATTTAATAGATGATGACCAAACTTTATTGTTGATGTCATATTTACAAAAACCAGAATTGTTTGAGCTACATAAAGTTTCTAGTAATGACTGGTTTGTAGCTTTTAAGGAATATAATGTTAATTCAAATTGATTGTACCGCCAACCTAGGTGATTTTGCTAATGCTTTACCAGTAATCTCTGGCCTATCTCTCTTTGACAAACGACCAATTGATTTAATTATTCGTGGTGAAATGAGAAAATTTAATGGTATCAAAGAACTTCTGTTACAGCAACCATGTATTAACAATGTTGAATTTAGTGATGAAGTTTTCTCTCATGGTGCAATCAAGTTAAGTTCTTGGACTCGTATGGACCAAGATGATAAAAATCGGCCAGTTGAAACTTGCCGTTATGAAAATTGGATTCGTGATAATTATGGATTTGATTTTAAAGTTGATGATAACTTTGAATTAGTGATTAATCCTATGAATGGCATTGCCATAGAAAGTACCAACAAATATATCATTGGTGATAGGTGGAATCATTCAACAATTGACAATCGTAGAAAAACTCATGTTGTTCGTGATGGTGTAAATCCCGATTGGTCAAAAGTGTTTTATTTGAATTATGATATGTCATTAATGTATAATTTGAATATGATTAAAAATAGTCCTAAACCTTTTATTAGCACTTTTACAGGTATTGGTATTCTTGCTGACTTAATGAACAAAGAAACAATTGTTTGTTGGGACGAAGATATGAGAATGTGGGACGGACATCCTGTTGAGTTTGATTTCATTCGTCATTATTATGGTGACCGTAAATCTAAATTGGTTTATGTGAAAGATGTTGTTCTATGATTATCAATATTGAACCAGGAACTTTTGGCACAGTCCGAAATGGTGACATGATTGCTGTTGCTAATGTATTAGAACATATACGAAAAATCAACAATGATCCAATGATTCAGTTTCATTTGAAACCTGGAAATGTTAGCTCTGATACACATTGTCAAACATTCTATGAGATAATGTTGAAGATGACTAACTATTTTTCATCAGAACCAGGTGAACAATCATTGCCTTGGAGAAAAGTTAATGTTTGGGATTTCAGAGATATATCTGGTGATTTGGTAAAAATACCAAACAATGCACCAATGGAAAAGAAGATTGCTGTATTTCCATTATTTGATGCACCATACAATCAATGGCGTAACTGGCCAAAGGATGTATATGAACAGATTATTGCCAAATATTCTACCGAAGAATATAAAGATTATGAAAAAGTAATCTGTAAAAAAGGTGCACCTACCGAAAGTTGCCCATTTGAAGGTTGGCGGTATTCTACCAATTTTGTTCAGAATTATTACCACATTACTACAGCCGAAGTCTTTGTGGGTGGTGATACAGGTTCTAGCCATTTTGCTTGGGCTCTTGACAGAGGACCTAAAGACCTGATATACTACGGATCCAGTAGAGGATTAGTTCATACTTTACCATTTTATTTAATAGAAGGTAAAGGAAAAATGTCGACCTACTGGCTGGACTTTGAAGGTACTAAATGGAATTAAAATCCAACAAATTTGGGTCGTATATATCTAACCCAATAATTTAATCGTTGGAAACGGTTTGTACCATAAAGATTGAGAAGTTGTATAAATAAGCAAACCGGCAACCAAAGTGTGTTGCATATCTAGTAAGGAAATCAATGTTTTCGTTTTCAATGTTTCTCAAAGAGGAAGATGAGGGTGGTAAACTCAAGCATATAACTCATGCTGAGGACAGGCCTCTACAAAAAGGATCCGAAGGTTTTGGTCACGCAGTTGGTGCATTACAACAAGCACATGAGCACATTAAATCTGGTGGTCACAGCACCGCATTAACCATGAAATATGATGGTTCTCCATCATTAGTATTTGGTCATCATCCAGAAACCGGTAAATTCTTTGTAGCATCAAAATCAGCTTTCAATAAAAATCCAAAAATCAACTATACAAATAAAGATATTGAAAAAAACCATGGCCATGCACCAGGTTTGGTTGAGAAATTAAAACACGCATTAGAACACTTACCTAAAGTGTCACCAAAAAAAGGTGTGTATCAAGGTGATGTAATGTTTAGTGGTGAAGATAAAAAAGAAACAAAACATGGTGTTTCATTTACTCCAAACACAATCACATATTCAGCCAAAGGTGAAGAAGGTGATAGAATTCGTAAAGCTAAGTTTGGTGTAGTAGTTCATCAACAATATCATGGTAACGATATTGCTTCAATGAAAGCGGATGCTAGTCCTGATGTTCATAATTTCAAACAACACGAAGATGTTTGGCATAAATCAGCTGAACATGATTCATCGAAAATAAACTATTCAGAAAAAGACCAAGAACAATTTAGAAAACATATTGACTCTGCACAAAAAATACACGATAAAATGGGTCAACAAATGTATCATGTCACAGAACCTCATCGTGGTGAAGGTGGTCATTTAGAAACATATATTAATCAAACTGTTAGAACAGGTGAAAAACCTACAGCAAAAGGTTTACAAAAACACATACAAAATAAATTTGTTAAAGCTGCATCCAAATTAAAAACACCAGCAGCACAATCAAGAAAAGAAACAGAAGCCAAATCTCATGTGCAACATATTGAAGGTAATGCCGAACACTATAATAACCTCCTAAATATGCATCACCATTTACAACAAGCAAAAAATGTATTGGTGAAAAATTTAGAAAAAAATACTGGCGGTTTAGAACATCACATTGATGGTAAGCCAACAGGACCTGAAGGTTTTGTTGTTAACTATGGTGGCGAACCAACCAAATTGGTTAATAGAGCTGAGTTTGCAAGAGCCAATCTATTGAAAGTAAGAAAACCTTCAATAGAAGATAAACCTAAACAGACAAAGAAAAAAGCAGTTAAAGTAGATTACGAAAACGATCCACAATGAAGTCATTTAAAGAATACACCAAATCTTTACATGGAGCAATTGCTTCACACCATTTAACTGGCCATGCGTTACATATTCGTAAAGAAGGCAATGGTCATTACGGACTTTATTCTGGAGGAAAATCAGTTGCAACAATTTTTGCCGATAGTGAATCTGCCGCTATAAGAATTTTGAGAAAAAAAGGATATGATATAAAATGATTGGCCTTTCGTTTATTTTTGAGAAAATATCTTCAAAAAATAAAAAATCTGTTGAACAGGTGATTCAGCAAGCTCGTAGTCAGGCCGATGCCAATAAAGAATCAACACATCGTTCAAATGTAAATGAATTTTTATTGGCTCATCATTTAGCCAAAGCTGCAGGATTAAAAGACACTAGACCAGGTGAAACTGAAGAAGAAAAAACATCCGCACAAGCCAGACATGATGCATCAAAAGAAAAAATAAGTCCTGAAGAATATGAACATCAAAGCCAAAGGGCTAAACATATGGCTCAAGCCTCTATACTAGAATATAAAAAAAGAGGTATTGATTTAACCAAAGCAAAAAGTGTTCATCTAAGTGCTGGTAAAGGTGCAATAAAAAAAATAACAGGTCTCAATATTGAAAGTAAAGACAATACTTCAGATGTTATGCTTAAAGTACCACATAAAAAACATGGAACAATATACCCTGGTATTTCAGCAAAATCTAATATGGAAAATACTGAAGGCAAAGGCGCTGAAAGAATTTCAAATCCAGGATTAACACCTATAGCCAAATCTCTTGGTGAAAAATGGCATGAAGATGAATATCCTAAACTAGATGATTTTGCTGAAAGAAAAGGTATATCACATTTACCTTTAAGTAGCAAAAAAGAAAATGCCGAAGGCAGAAAACAATGGCTTCGTAAATCTGGCAATGAAGAACATTTGGATCATGCAAAAGAAGAAGGTAATAAAATATTAAATAGTGTAAGGGAATCTTATTTTAATAAGTTGAATAAATTACCTACAGAAGAAATTAGAAAACATTTGGCTTCTAATCATTTTAGAACAAATGAAAGTAAAGAAGAAGATAATACTAACGAAAGAACGCCATATATAGTTGCTTCAGGTTATGGAACAAAAAAAGGAGAATATGGTGCACACGCACATGGAATGGAAACAGATTCTTCTGCTCATGTGGATGCATTAAGCCGAGCTCACCATTTTACATTTGAAAAAAGTGGTGGAAATGGTATTAGAGTTTATGCACACAAAGATGAAAATGACACGGCCGGAAATCATTTAATTACGGTCGCATCAAAATTTAATTCACAACCGATGGCAAGTTCTATCAACTTTGTTGGTACTGAAGGCACCTTAAAACCAAAAAAAATTAAAAAACCAGAATGAAATCATTTTTAGAGATAGTTCAAGAAGCTGAATCATTACAGAAACATCATGTGATGACTTTTGGCCGCATGAATCCTCCTACAACAGGACATCTTAAACTTATTCATAAAGTCAAAGAAGTTGCAGATAAACATAATGCAGGTCATACTGTTGTGGCATCTCATTCACAAGATTCCAAGAAGAATCCATTGTCTGGTGAACAAAAAGTTAAACATCTTAAACGATACGCACCAGGCACAAACATTAAAAGTTCTTCAAAAGAACATCCATCTATTTTTCATCATGCGGCCGAATTACACAAACAAGGTGTAACTCATCTTCATGTAGTTGTTGGTTCTGACCGTGTCAAAGAATTTAAAGATTCATTACACAAGTATAATGGTGTAAAAGGTAAACATGGGCATTATAACTTTAAAAAGATTACTGTTCATTCTGCTGGTCATCGTGATCCAGATGCTGAAGGTTCTGAAGGTATGTCTGGCACCAAGATGCGTGGCCATGCGGCTTCAGGTAATTACAAAGAATTCAAAAAAGGTGTACCAGAGCACGTACCTGAACACCATGCAAAAGAACTGTACCATGATACTCGTAAAGGTATGGGAATACATGAAAATGTCAATCGTGGCCTTTTTAAAGCAATATTCGTAACAGGTGGACCTGGTTCTGGTAAAGATATTATCATTCGTGAAGCCATACCAGAATCTCGTGCAGTAGAATTAAATTCAAGTCAGGCATACGATTATCTTGCTGATAAACAAAAATTATCTGAAAAAACCAGTGATTTCCGTAGAGAAGCCATTCGAAACCGTGGTCCTTTAATTATTAATGGACCAGCAGACAGTATTGATAAAATCAACCATATCAAAGAAGAATTGGAAGATTTAGGTTATTCGACCATGATGGTATTTGTTAATACTACAAACGAGGTAAGCCAAGAAAGAAATACCAAATTATCTCGTATGATGGTTGAATCTATTCGTTATGACAAGTGGTCACAAGCTCAGAAAAACAAACAACTTTTTTCAGAATCCTTTGACCGGTTTATACAAGTAGATAATACAGGCTCTTTGGAATCAATTGAAGAAGATATAACTCAAACTTACCTAAATATTCATAACTTCATTGAAGGCAAAGTCTATGGTGATATATCTTTGTCTTGGTTAGAAAAACATGGTAAGTTAAATACAGGTGACAACTTAATTAAGGAAGAAAAAAATGTTAAAAGCAATTCTAGACTATTTGAAAATAAAGCCCGCCTCATCCGAACTGGCCTGCCCAAAGCAGACGGACCAGACAGCATCAGCCCCGACAACCGAGGCAACGAGCCCCAGTCCGATGACATCAAATACAACGCAGGCAAACGAACAAAAACCTACACCTTCAAAACCTACAGCGAAGCCCAAGAGCCAACCCTCCAAGTCAACCCGGAGCCAAAAGAAACCAACTTCTCCAAAGACAAAGAGAAAGTAAAGAAGAAACGAATAGTAGATGCCCCAACCGTAAGTCAAAGACTACGGAACACCACAGGTGTGGGGCCAGAATTTGATACACGCCAGCAGGGAACAGTATATCCCATGTCCGGTCTAGGCGATGTAACATACAGAGAA